AAACCATGGATAGCTAACCAAGTCGTTGTAAGCAATACCACGCAATACTGCATGGCTAGCTGGAACTGCAACATCGTTACCACTTAGGTCTGTAGACAAGCAACTTGGATAGTAAATTGCGGCGCCGCCGTTACGAGTTGTTAAACCATCGGCTCCATTGGTACCAGCATTGGTACCATTTGCCCATGTTGTAACATCGCTCATTCTGTTTGACAGCTTCATTGGTGTGTCAGCAATTACAAATGCAGTTTCCTTGCGGTCTACATTCAATGTGATCATTTCGTCTAAGCACTCAACATAGCCAGGTGTGGCAATGATGTTGAATGTTAGTGTTTCTGCACGAAGTTCTTCGTTGTCAACCAATGCTTCCTGTAGACGCTTAACTACTACACGACGCTGAGCCTTTTCAAACATATAAGGTGAACCAGCTCGTGGACCAGAGTCAAGATTACCAGACTCATTTTGCCAAAATTCTTCTGTGGCATTCCAACGCTTGACATTACCTGAGCTTACTGCATGATTCCATAACAGCATATCATCAGGGTAATAAGCAGGATTTGGCGTTTCATCGTCCATTGGTGTAGCACCACCTGCAACACCAGTGGTGTCGCCTGCTGTGGCAGTTAGGTCAACAAACAAACAGCCGTTTTCGGTTGTTTGGTCTGCATTGTCGCGTGTTACCCAATCTGAACCATCATAAAATTTAATAACAGGATAGTTGTCCATGTCATTGGTATCAATCCAAACATCTCCTTGGCTTGGTGTACCTGGCTCTTCAGTGTTAACTGTTACACCAGTAACTGGCTTCCAAGTTGGAACTCCGCCAACAGTATCTTTGATATACATGTCAACTGTGTCACCGGCATCGTACCATAGCTTGCCATCTGGAATTGCGCCGGTTGGGGCAGTAGCAGAAACGCTAGGCTCCAGGCTAATCCAAGCACTACCTGTATAACGCTTGATTGTAAAGGCAGCAATATTTGGATCTGCTGTTTGGATATAGATATCGTTGGTGTTTAGTCCTGTTCCAAATGCTGTTGTTGCTGTTGCATTATCTTCATAGGCAACTAACATGTCAACTTTACCTGGGCCAATGGCCTGCACAGTCCAGCTTTCAGTTGTTGCATTGTACTTCTTCAGCTTGATGTTGAAACCTGCATTTGGACTTGTTGTCTTAAACCATACATCACCAGCTACTGCACCTGTTGGTACATTATAGTGTGGAGCAACATTAACAGTTTGAGATAGGTCGCCTGAAGTGACCTTTGTCCAAGTTGATGCACCTGTTTTTTTATAAAACTCAAATAGTGCATTTGAAGCATCGACTGCGTATTGACCAACACTACCAGTGCTGGCTCCTGGAACACCATTGGATACTGTTACTGCTTTAGAAACCCAAGCAGTACCAGAGTATTCAAAAATACCCCATGATGTTACATCGCTTTCTACCCAATATTGATTGTTTGTAGGAGGACCTGCTGGAGCAGTTTCGCTTGGCTCCAATTCTTCCATTTTTAGGTCTGCGCGGACTAAGATTGCGCGATTGGCAATACCTAGGTAGTAGTATGCCGCTAACAAACCATATTCGTTGAGTTCGTGTCCGTGAATTGGTGTACCATCAACAATGGTAAACTCTGGTTCACCGTATAATTGTGCCAATTCTCTTTGACTAGTGATTAGCAAAGGCTTTTTAGCATAAGGTGCTGTGGTGTAAAGTGCTGTTGAACCGTCAGGTGCTGTCTTGCCTTGTCTAGTTGCTAAAACAATAACAGGAACCGTTCCGTTGCCAGCTGATGCGTATGCGCTTTCATCGATGACGCTAACACTTACGCCTGGGGAAACTAGCTGAGCCATATAAATATCTCCGTATTCATTCTAAGGGATTTTCGTACCCTTCTTGAAGATATTTAGCAGATTACGGTAAAAGAGGACCTATTTATTGAAATATGTCAAATTTGCTTTTTACTGGACAACCGCTTTTAACTGCAAATATAGCTGGTCAATGCTGTCGTTGTTATCAATAACATAATCAAAATTTGTACCTACCCAGGCTGTTTCGCTGGCATGGATACCTAACTGTTTTAGCTTGGCAGCGGCAACTGCGTCACCTTTATTGGCGTTAGCTGCCATAATGTGCCAACTTGGTAACTCACCGCGCTGTACCCAAATTACTTTTCCGCCAGCTTCTTTGATGGCACGAATTTCATTTGGGAATCGGCAATCACTGATAACAATATTGTCTTTGCTGTTACGCAAGCGGGCTTCTAAACTGGCAATCCAAATATCATCGTGGAAGCTACGACGACACACTTCTGTACCCCAATATTGCAATACCCAGCGCGGAGTTAGTTCAGGCATAGCAAGCCTTTTAGCCCACCACGAGTCTACTTGCTCTCGCCACTCTCGGGCTTCTTTGGTACGCCCTTCAAGGAGTTCTCTGTCCCAACCAAATACTGCGGCAACTGCGTCTTTGAGGGTAGCGGCAAATGAGTCTCTGCGGAACTCATGGAAGTTTACTAGATAGTCTGCGGCTGTGTCTTTGCCAGAACCTATGAAACCGCATACACCAATGATTTGTTTTGTCATGTACTATATTAGCAAAAAAGCTAGTACAATGTCAAGTTACCAATCATCCAAATATGAAGCCCAACGGTGTTCCACCTTCAGCATAGGTTTTGAGATCTTCTTCGAGCTTTTCTATCTCAGCCTGTGCTTGTGTGATCAAGTCGGCTCCGTTCAGTTGCACTCCACCTTGCGGTCCGGCCAACTGAGCAAACTTGCTACGAGCTTGACCCAGCATCATTTTTGCATGGGCTAGTGCATAGTCTTTGATCCATGGCGCAGAGCTGGTATCAGCTAGTAACTCTTCATCGGGTCTATAATTGTAGGTATGGATAATAACCTGCTCTTCAGAGTTAAATCGTCTGTGCAAGGACAATCTTTTTGATGTATTTGAAAAATTATAAGTCACATAGGCACCAAACATTGTGGCTAACAATTCGCGATGCCCCATATACAATTCAAAGGTTGTTGCGCGACCTGCTTTGGCATAACTCAACAAGTACATGTTCAAGTAACCAGCTTCAAACGGATCAAAGCCAGTTGCACCTGAACCACCTGAGCTTACGCCGCCGCTGTTTTGTCTATAGACATTTCTAACTTCGATAACTTCGTCAGGAAGAACATATTCATTGACTTCGGGTTCTAATGTTAGAACCATAAAACTTTCTTCAACTGCGCGACTACTGCGCTGACGGTATTTAGATACGGCTTTGTCAATAGCCATATCATAGTGCTCTTTATCAAGCTCAACATCTACCATGCCTCCGCCGAGGCTTAGTTCGATGAACTTTTGAGCTTTGTTTCTTTGAGTAGTATCTGCCATGTGGTGTCTCCGATACTATTTACCGGAGACACCCAAGCAAAACTTACTTGACAGCGCGGAGTAGTATGGTTTCTGGACTAATACGGGCTTTTAGCTTGGTTTCTACGCTCTTAATAGGGTCCATAAACTTGCGTAGCTGTGGCTTTCCAGAGATCTTAAACTTATCTAGAACTTCCTGCGGCTTGCGTAGAGTTTTACAGACACTTAGCGTTTCGCTAAATCCAGTGATACCACTGCCCTTGACACCAAGGCTAGTGATTACCATGTCGCCGTGTGTGTTGGCATGGAACCTGCCTAGCTTGCGTGTCTTGGTGTTGTAGACCCAAAGCTCTGTGCAACCAATAATGTCTCGTGGATCAATGCTGTTAAGCTTGAGTGCTGGGAACTCCTTGAGGTACTTGAGATTTCTTACCAGCTTTTCTGGTGACACAGGCTTGCGCTTGGGCTTGGCACGGGTTGCAATTTTTGCAGTCTTGTATGCATTAGCACCGTCAATGATGCTCTGGTAAAACTTGATTGCGTCCTTGGCACCTCGCTTGCCAAGATGCTTGTATCCTTCAAGCAATTGAGGGCACTTGCCTTCAAGATATTCTTCTAGCTCAGCAATGTGACGCTCATAGATTTCTGGGATCTTTGCGGCAAACTGTGCTGGTAGGCCCGACGCTTGCAAGAATTTGTAAGTGTCAAACTCCTTCTTGCTGTCAAAGTAATCGTCAATGGCTCCTTCAATCTCACCTACTACTTCACTAAACTTTTCACGCAGGCGGTCCTGAATAGTTTCTTTCTTTGCTTCTACTTCATTGGCTGAAGGCTCTGTCTTAGCAGGCTTTTGCTTTGTCAGCATTTCTTCGCACTCTGCAATGCGCTTATTAATAAATGCCAGATCTTTTTCCGGATCCTTTACCCTAAGTCCGGCCATGAACATCCTGCAACGGTAGCCCAGTGTAGAGCTAAGATGCCAATCTGCCAATGGTTTAAACTTTTTTGGATACTCCTCATAGCCTGGAGTTATAGCGCACCAATCCTCAAAGAACTCGCGAGCATCTTTGCCATCACAATTGTAATTGTACCAGTTGAATGCTCGCCCCAGGCGCGAGTTCAACTCTTCTGTGGTCCAAGAATCTTGGTTCTCCCAAGAAGGTTCATCTCCTAGGTATTTTACATCAATGCTTTTAATTGCCCGAAGCTTGGTTTTGCCATCTGCCATGTATTTGGTAGCAGGTGCAGTTCTAGTACTGCGGGCAATGGGCTTTTTGGCCCTCTTAACAGGTGCTTTAGATTTAGTTGCTAGTGCCATGGTTCTCTCCTAGGAGTATGTATCCAATATGACTATTATAGCTTCTTCCAGTCGCGCTGTCAAGCAAAAGGATACGGTAAATAGCTTGAGGATCAAATATGCCAAAATTATCGCTTTGGAAGAACGCTAAAACTAAGGACTACTTTTATCAGGATCGTGTGATCCGAGAAGCTGTTGGTGCGGGCGGAACTTCTTTTTTGGTCCATAAGTATCTTGGACCTGCTGCCGTTGAAGATGGAAGTGATCCTGCTAGACCAAAATTATCTGAGCAGGACCAACTTAGTGAGCTAGATATGCAGGACCTGCTGTTTATGGAAAACCGAGACCGCGTGTACGACACAACCATTTACGAATTACGCGGCACTTATAATGTCACGGATCAAGACTTTGATCTCAGCCAATTTGGATTGTTTTTAAATGCTGACACTTTGTTTATTACTTTTCACACCAATGAAATGGTAGAAAGATTGGGTCGAAAACTCATGGCCGGAGATGTTATAGAAGTTCCTCACCTCAATGATGATTTACTGCTTGACGCTACAGCCAAAAGCATTAACAAATTTTATGCTGTGCAAGATGCAAGCCGTGCCGCAGAAGGATTTGGCCCAACATGGTGGCCGCACCTATGGCGTATTAAAGTATCGCCAATCAATGATGCACAAGAATATCGCAGTATCCTAGGTGACCCTGAAGATGCTGACAGTTTAAAGAATGCCCTGAGCACTTATCAAACTGAAATCAAAATTGACAAAGCCATACTTGCAAGTGCAGAGTCGTTTACACCGGGTGTAGGTTATCCTGCCGGCTATCCGAACAATTCTCCTGACGAGCCAACTTACACTCCTGCAATTAATGTAATGAAAACTGGTGGTATCAGTGACAATACTGTAATGACCAGAGAGTTAGCGGCTTCGCGCGGTGACACCACTGATGTACCAACAGGGTTAACATTCCCCAGCCAGCCTAACCAAGGAGACCTGTTTATTCGAGTCGACTTTACTCCAAATAGACTATTTGCTTATCGAGGTTCAAGATGGCATCGAGTGCTTGATGTTGAAATCACTGACTGGAGAGCCAATACAGTTAACGCTGGTAGCTTTATCCAAAACCCAGCAGGCACAACTGCCAATGGTTTTGGTACTGACATTTCTACAGTACCAAGCAACCAGCCACTGAGTCAAGTATTCACTAAACCAAAACCTAAGGCCGACAACTAATGAGTCAACAATATTTTTACGATCAACAAATTCGCAGATGGTTGCTTCAGTTCATGCGCTTGTTTAGCGGATTCAGTGTGAAGATGGGCAAGGATGGTACTGGTGCTGATCACTATCATCAAGTTCCTGTGCGCTACGGCGACACAACACGCAT